CGTGATTTTGGACAATGGTGAGCATCTAGCATAAACTGCGGGAATGTGCTATTCACTTCGGCGGCAATGGTATCATACAATTGAATAACAGTATCTTTGTCCCAAGGAATTTGTCCCTTGGCGATCTCGTTCTTCAAGGATGTATAGGCGCTGAAGTAAGCGGAGTCAGTGTCTCCATAAATGATGCTTTTGCCGATGTGGTTGTATTCGCCTGTGATGACTTCGTTGATCTTTGCTGCCATGTGTCGGGCAATTCCACGCCCTGTAAGTGTAGTTGATTGACCAATACGATTATCGAAAAACCTGCAGCCAGCGTTAAGAATAGCACCATACAAGCTATTGAGGTTAATTTTCTTAACCAATTGTCTCTTATCCCAGTATTCTTCTTCAATTTTATTCTCCGCTTTAATGGCTTCTTTGAGTTTAGCCTGCATCTCTTTACGTTCAGCATACCAACGCTTCAACAAGCCCGGAATAATACCTTCACGCTCATGTGTAAAGATAGTTCCATTGGCACTCAACATCCACGGATTATTACTTTCAAAGATTAATTCATAGATTTGAGCGCCGCTCATTACACTGGTCTCGCCGTTTTCCCAATCAATGATGATATCATGAGCACGGTCTTGATTCATAACAAATTCATATTCGTTACTGCCAAACTTACCTTCCCATGCACCTGCAAAACTATCGCCCTTGGCAATTTTAGTTTCGATTTCTTCCTTGGTATAATCTTGTCGTAACTGCCCAACAATAGTTTCGGGGCCCATGTTTAGAGCACGAATCACAGATGGATACAGCGAGTTAATATCCATAGACCCGATATAGTCGTGCAAGCCCTTTTTAGGATAAGCAACATAAGCACCTGCTGCCTGATTATTAGCAGTATCATCTCTACGGGGACGACTTGGCACAATCATACCCCTATGATGTGCTTCATTTACAATGGCCTGTTCTGTAACAGCCACAGCACCCATGGTAGTTTGTAGCAACACAGTATTTTCGTGAGCAACTGTATTAGCGAGGTCTAGAAATTTAAGTTTCTTGTCTAACTTATCGAGTAGTGCACAGTCTTGTCTGTTGTATTCGATAAACTTGCGAAAGTCGTTGTTATAGAGTTGATCCAAGGTGCCTTCATAGACAGTCTTTGATTCTCCGATTTCCATTTCGCCGATTGCGTCCAATCGGTAGGTGTGCCGTTCTTCATAGGTGTACTTTCTGTACAGTTCGAGACTATCGAGGTGAACACGACCAACAAGGTCATAGGTAACAGCATCCTTCCCATATTTCTCGTATTCTCTCTTTTTAGGCAGTTGACCCCAAAGGCAAAAGCGTCTAGTATCTTCTTTGCTCAAGGTCTTGGTAACTCTATTTACCGTGTAGGGAATATCGAAGCCTTCTGAGTTCCAACCACTTAGCACATCGGCATCTTCGATTAAGTTTAAGAAAGTGTCTAACATTTCATATTCAGTTTCGAATAAGATGGTGTTAGGAAATTCTTTGACCTGCTCTTGTGCTTGTTCCATAGTCAGTGTCTTTGGAGGAACAGCAAGACATACCAATGTATCCATCCATTGTAGGTGAACAGCGATGGCAGTGATTGGCATAAATGCATCTTCGGGCGATGCATAGCCGCGCTCTGGATCGAAGTCCACCTCAATATCGAAAAAGGCTACATTTAACTTGGGTGGTTCTTTGCCTAGATAGTTTTCTTCTAGGCAACGGAATACAGGATTAATATCACTTTCGTAGAGTTTGTGATTTGAATGTATTCTTTGTTCTTTGGTGAATTCTTTAAATGTTCGGGCACTGACCTTGTTCAGGCTCTCACCGAAGATTGACTTATACTTGCCCCGTTGGTCGGGATAGTAAAATTGATAACGAGCAGGATATTCTTGGAATATTCTACCTTTCTTGGGATCACGCTCAACAACATAGACAATGTCTTTGTCACGATCCCATCGTGAATCTACATAACTCATATTATTATTTTTCTTTCTTGCAATTTTAGGCTTGCAAATACCAAGGTGCGATTTGTGGCTCGCCGGACCTTACTCACAAATATTTAGCCAGCATCCTGACCAGTCCTATAGAATCTATGCTTACAAGCAAAACATAGTTAGCAAGCATGCCAAATGATTGCCTAGTAAAACTAGCCCAAGCATACAACATACAGCCAAAAATCCAAGCGGGATATAGTAAAACCAATGGAGGATTGGGTACCGTGACCGCCATCGTGATGCTACACGCGATGCTAATAGTCCAAGCCACAAACTCAGCAATGAACCTAATATGATTAGATTTGTAGTCATCTTTGACCCATTGTATAGTATCTAATATAATTTTACGCATCATCGCGCCGATTTGCGTGACCACTGATGTCAACGATGGTTTCCAAATCATCAAATTCACGGAACACTTGATCCCATTGGTCTTTCTGTGCAATCTTAATTGCCTTACGAATCACACTGGGCTTGACATCTAGTTCTTCGGCTACTGCTTTGATGGTTTCATTTAGGCCTTCTGTGAGGTCTTGAATTTCCTGCATAACTGTGCAACCTTCTGCTACGATTTGTTTAATCTTTGCTTGTTCAGGTGCGCCAAAACTTTTACTCATAAAAAAACTCCTTGTAAGTAAGTTTATACTATACAAGGAGTTGATGTCAATGACTAATTTATTCACAATGCCATTTACGGAGACTTTTGTTTATACGACTATTTGGATCTCGTTTGGTTTTAGCCCCAGTGCGATGTTTCTTCATACCCTTCATACGAGCACAGAATGATTTACGACGTTTGGAGGCCTTGCTGCCTTTCTTCAATTTGCTAGGTTTGGTAGTAACAGCAGTTTGTAGTTTACTACCCGGATGGCTACGACGATAACTGGCCACGCCCTTTTTGTTTAGGCCACCGTTCTTATTCTTGCCCGACGACTTTTGCCAGGCTTCGGCTTCGCTTAATAGATCTTCATCTTCGACTAGTTCGAGATCTTCCCAAATTGCTTCACTGTCTACACCGTGCTGTTCAGCCCAATATTCGATCATAGACTCGATCATATTAAATTGTTCTTCTAACTCTATATCTTCGTTGGGCACACAATTACGAACTTGTCCACCGTTCTTACCTGTTTTGGTTCCGGCAGCATGATGACCAGGCCAGCATTTGGTATAACCGTTGCTGTCCTTGGCACCTTTCTTAATTTCATTAAGATTGCCGTGTGTTTGACACATACCGCAGTCGGGGCATGTCATTTCCATCATCATATCTTCATTGTGCTTCTTTTTACCTGCACAATGAGCCTTTTGACTAAAGCCTTTAGGATGAGAACAATTGATGCTGTTCTTATACTTTTGACTCCATGATTCGGTGATAAATTCTTGTGCTCTCATTTCTTTTTAGCTCTTCCTGCTTTCATATTGGCCAGCCAGTGCGACATGCGTGCCTTTTCACCTGTAGAGTGTTTGGCAGTATTTCTTAAACTGCTAACTGATGCTTTGGTATTTACTCCGCTGCGTTTGGCAAGTCCCTTGCGTCCAGGGTGCTTACCATCGGCAAAATTTTCATCTAATGGATGATCTTCGTCACCTAGGAATGTGTCAGCAAACTTCTTACACAATGCTCGTATATCTTCGTTGGTAGTTGCTTCTACGGTAAATTCAAAATCTTCATCGTGTTGGCTGGGATCCATATAGCCGCAGTAGACTTTCTTTACTGGGCTATCATTGATTAAATCTGTACAACTACCTTGATAACGATCTGCCATAGCGCCATCACAAGGACTCAATGTTGTCAGTATAATACTACCATGGGGGATCTCGCCGTACTTGGATTCATATGCTGCCATAGCGTTGCGTTCGGCATGACTCCATTTACCGTCTCGGTTAGTGCTGGTACTAGCTACCATGCGATGCTTGGGATCTAGAACACAGGCAGCAACCATGCCGTATTGCTTGGGATCTTTTTGCTGTCCTTTGACGATCTCGGCACAGAGTTCAACTAGATACTTGTCGAGATGTTCTCGATCATGTATCAAGTAGTCTTTCTCTGTAAATTCTCTTAAGTTCATTTTTTCTTGCTTTTGTTTTTAGCACCGTAACTAGCAGCAATGGCCATTTGACGAACTTTTTCTGGACTCTTGTTTTTAAACTGATGATGTCCCTTGGCGTTAGGTGTTTTAGCGGCTTTGCTAAAATCGTTGATGTATTTGTCCACAGGGTCATTGGCTTTGAGCTTTTCGCCTAGTTTAGCAGACAGTGCTTCCATATAACTATCTTCTTGCTTTAACGCTTGTTGTTTGACCATTTTACGGATAAGAGCCTTGTCCTCTTTTTCATCTGGGTGATCTTCGCTTTCGCCCATATCGTGCTCATCGTCTACAGCATTGAATACAGCATCTAGATAGTCTGCTGCTTTAGTGACCTTGCTTTGTTGCCAAGGTTCTAATGTATCACCTTGTGCCTGCATTTGTTTAACAGCATGGCGAAGTTTGGCAGCATGTTTGACTAGGCTCTTTAATTGGCTAGTAGTCATACTGTTGGCTTCATCATTATACCATTCTGGGTTTTCTCGAACAGCATCATTGTGTCCGGCACCTGCCCATTTGCTAGTATCTTTAGATGCAGTATTATAAGAACCCTGACCCCAACCGCCTGTGGCTGTGCTGTGGTCTTCGGCAATACTTTCTTTAACTCCGGCCTTTTTCTTTTTAGCAATAGCAATAGCGGCCTGTTGAGCAGGGCTGCTTGCCTCCGCCACACCTTGTTTTACCGCAAACGCTACCGGTCGATTATACATCCTTCCTGGTAGTTCATTCCCTGCGGGATGGTTGCCATGAACTATGTCAGTCGCAAAGAAATAACCGCTTGCTGAATCCCATTCACCTACATAAACATTACCGTCTTTGGTTTTTAGGTAAAGTTCAGATTGATTTTCATCATCGGTCTTTGGGAACTTATCTATAGGAAGAAATTGGATACCTTCCGCCACACCTTTTTTAATCGCATCTATATTGCCAAACTTACGATAGTATGCTAATGCGTGTTTGAAATGCTCGTTGTATTCACTGGTGCCCTTTTCATAACCGTGTTGTGTTAGTTCACGCTCAATATGACGAACCAATGGCATTTCTGCTTTTAATAATTCTGGTGCACCTTCCGCCACACCTTGCTCGTTAATTCTTAACTGTTTCTTTGTGTAGGCGATATTACTATCAAAACTTTGTTGACCTTTTTCTTCTGTGGGTTTGGTTATATCTGAATGAACTTGTTTTCCACCAGCATAAACTCTTACCTGATATCCCCATGGTGTCTTATGTAGTTCATGTGTGTATGGTCCTATTGTTTCAGAGCGGATAACAGATTCGTTTAGTGAGCCTTCCGCCACACCTTCCTTCATTCTGCGACCATGTTGATCTAATACTATAAGTTTGCCGCCGAATTTTTTAATATGAGCCAATGCCAAGTCTCGTGATAGGAATGTTTTAACAAACTCATTTTTGCTATCAGGAAATACACCATACTCAGTTGGTTCAGGGGTATATGTAAGTTTACCTTTTGCTTCCGCCACACCTTGCTTAACAAACTGAACATTTAATTTAGCATTTTTCCACAATGGATTTTTAGGATCCATTCTTTGCTGTAGTAACCATATAGCAGATACTCTGTGTGCGCCATCTTCAAACTTACCGTTTAATACTATTGCCGGAGGCAACTTCGCTAAACTTTCTGGATGATCCTTCAAGTAAGTAGCATACTCTATAACTTTTTTAGTGACGCCCCAACTATAATCTTTAGCGTCCCAATCATCAACTACATTATTATAATAAGGCACCCCCGGCACAGATGATATAATATCTTTTACAGTCATTTGGCGAGTTTGTATTTTAGCATCGGAGCCAAACTGTTTTGGAGCACCTGAACTTGGTCCCGGTTGAGGGACGCCTTCCGCCACACCTTCCTGTAATCCCGGAATAGGATGTAATCCTTTGGGTATCTGCCCAGTCCAGTGTTGCGACCCGGGCTTTGCTGGTAAATCTCTTATGGCATTTTCTTCCGCTAACTCACACAATTCAGTATGATGTAAAAATATAGTGCTACCACAATCATAACAAGGATAGTTATCAAATGGATCTTCGTCGTCATCGCCACCGCTCATAGCAAATTCGTTCAAGCCTTCCGCCACACCTTCTTCTTTTTTAACAACAAAGTTTATGTTTTTGTTTCCGGTGTTGGGATCAATGTATGTGCTTTTGAATACTTTACCGCCGTGTTCTCGAGCGTAGGCAAATGCTTCATGTTTGTTATCAAATCTATTAGTAGGCGGTTTAATCATAGGGCTTGCTTCTTCCGCCATATCTAATTCACGGGCTTTGTGTTTTACATCACCTTGTTTAGCAGCCTTCTTCTTATCCTTGTGAGCACCGGCACCGCCAGTAGTGGCATTCTTGGCCACAAAGTTTCTTGGTTTACTAGCAGGCACTTTAGCCTTGTCGCCTTCTTGAGCAATAAGATTCTGTCCTGGTTTACGGCGTTGAACACCGCCAATGCCACCACTAACGCTAGCAATGCCGCCAGTACTTGTTCCGCCACTTGTAGCAGATTCTAACGTATAAACGGTAGTGTCTTTAAATTTTTTAGGTTTAAATTCGTTGTTCATTTCTTTTTATTCCTAGGATTCCAATCAGCAACTGGGCTGGTCTTGTTGACATCTTTACTTTCTCTACTGCCACCGGGTGTTAGTTGAACTTTTGGAGTTCCAATCAATCCAGCGGCTGCATTTAAAATTTCATCCTCAGCCTGTGTATATCCAATAGTGACAAATTTTAACCCTGTTGGACCTGCAACATCCATTTTTTGATTTGGCATACCGGCAAGAGCAACACCAAAACGATAAGCAGCATAACCACTACTATTATCTAATTCTGGCCAGATATGACTATTAGGTAGTGCTTCAGCTACATCAGGGTGCCAACCGCTTGCACCTGAATAGTCTTTGGCTTCTTTTACAAATTCTCTTGCTCTCATATCTTTGTCCTTTGTCCGTACCATAGTTCAAACCACGCAGGTGTTCCTGGACGGATATTGTTAGCCTTCATGTATTGCGATTTCTCTGCACCTGTCATGCCGGCACTATCAGCAGTATTTAGTTTAATATCTTCTGCTACTCTTGCTCGATATTCTGCTAGTTTAACCGTGCTGCCCAGTCCGCCTAGATGGCTGGCAATCTTTAATTCGTGTATAGGGTCAGTGGGAGCAAGATAGCAATCATTGGGACTATCTGGTAGAAAATTATCCGAAGTAATCTTATACTGCTTCATCGTAGTTGGCTCTCAATTAGGCGAGCAATTGCTTCTGCCATGGCTAGTTCAACATCTTCATTGATGCCGGGCTGTGCAGGAGCACTAGTAAGTTTAGCCCACATCTTCAAAGGATTTAATTTAACACCTTTTTTAGCGTAGGCATCAATAAAAAATTCTCTGGCTGTTTCGACCTTTTCGTCCTTGACGGGCGCTTTGCTAGTTAGTTGAACAGTTTTGCCATCTGGAGTATCATACATAATGTTATACCATTTAGTATCGATACGCATTCTTGGTCTAGAGATCACATGATGTAGTTCGTTTAATTCGCTATGATCCTCGAGTGCTGCTTTGTTTGCAGCCATCCAACGCCCTAGATCTTTTTTTTCATAGTCTGTAAGTTTTCCACCGGACTTATGTTTGTTTAATAAATTTTGAAAATAAGGATTTTTTATACCTCGTTCGCGTCGTGCTATTTCTAAACGATCTGCATACGAGTCTGGCTTTACAATTTTCTTTGGAGTAGGTTTGCTTAATAATCCGAATAATTCGCTGATATCTTCTTTATCAGTCTTTTTAGGTTCTTCTTTTTTAGGAATACTGCTAGGTGTTCTCTTTAAACTGGCATCACTTTTAGCACGCTGACGATCCCAAGCATTGCTGAGTTTAGTAGCAGTGCTCATGCGGGCTTCATTTAATGGACGAACAATGGCGTTGAACAATCTTTGTTCAGCTACCGGTTGTTGTTGCGGTTGTTGAGATTGCTGTGGTTCTTTGATTCCCATATTCTTCCTTGCTACATCCATTAGATGTTTAATCCACTCTGGCGGTAATTGTGTGGCGCCGAATTGTCCACCGTTGAACGCTTGATTCCAAGTTTTAAATGCTTGATCAGGTGTTCCGGTTTTTAACGCATTTCGTAATGCTGTGCCACTTACGCCAGTACCGCCGGCACCTTCTTCACGTGAAGTGACTTCTGGAATTACCTTGACATTTTCATACCCGGGGAATTTATTAACAGCCTTCATCAATGCCGCTGCCATTTGTTCGGCCATTGTTCCTCTATCTGTACCCACTACAATATAGATAGTGTTATAGCGGGGCGATTTACCTGGTAATGGATTGATCAATTCGTGTTTGACCTTTTGCAGCAACGATCCACCATCCATGGTCACTGTGCTGATATTCTTGACATAATTGGGATACAGCATGTGCCATGTTTTTAATTTATCGGGCACTGGAATAGGATCGTCTTTTCCTTCAGCACCTCCGATAAAGAAGTAAGGATCTCCATTTGTGCGTTTTGCCAATTCAACGGCATGTCCGAATAATTGTTGGTGCCCTATGTGACCAATGGCACTGCCGATGGCAACTACGGCTGTTTTATTTTCATTATCTCTTGGTCGTTCTGTGCGGGCATTTTGTTTAGCTGCTTGTTTAGCAGCAATGACATCACGCTGTTCATTGCTGGTGACTTTGATAGGACCAAGGCGGCTATTGATAACAATACCTTCGTAGTCCTTGCCCAACATGTCCTTACCAATAATATTAGGATCATTGATAATGGCTTTTTCTAAAGCAGCTTTGATTGGTTGTAATTTTTCTTCGACTTCTCGTTTTAATTGTTGGCTAACACGATCTCTCTTGCCTGCTGTGTCGCTGACAATTTGTTTAAGTGCTTCAATGTTTTCCAATGGATTAATAATTTCAGTGACATCCAATGCTTCATTTTGTGTTAGGCTATTGTTGATAAACATAACATTGCCTGCTTGGCCGACACTGAGTAATTCTTTAATAAACCCATG